CTAATAGTATAACACATTAATGGGTCTCTGCCCAGTTATTTCCAATCTTATATTCACCATCCAGAGGGCACTTGAGATCAAGCTGTACACCTGCGGCCTTGATGGACTCAACCATCAACCAACCGACCTTGTCAGCGTATTTCTCAGGTGCCTCTATCTGGTATTCATCGTGGATTGACCCCAAGAGCTTGTACGTCAGATTCCACTTAGGGGCATACTCTGTGAAGATTGCTAGAGCTTTCTTCATAACGACTGCCCCGGCAGACTGGAGCAACGTATTTAAGGCAGAATGTTCGCTTCTGATGTGAAGGCATCGTCCATCCAGTCCTCTGAGGTATCCTCGTTGAGAGGCGAGGGAGACTTTTTCTCTAAGCTCTGCAAGTGCGGGAGTATTGTCGAGAAAGCGCTGTCTAAGTCTCGCTCCAGTCCTCTGACTGCCATCCACAATAGAGCCGATTTTAGCGTCTCCTGCTCCGTATAAGAAGGCGTATATAAATGTTTTTGCCTGAGATCGTGTAGACAATCCTGCATTTCGCTGATTTGTTGTATGAATGTCTCCGTTAAGGATTTCATTAGTATACTCCTTGTCGTTCATGAATGATGCAAGCATCCTAAGTTCTAGCCCTGAAGCGTCCACACCGACGAGCTTGTGACCTTCTGGTACAATCCAACAGGCACGACATTCGTAGCCATAGGGTGCTCCTACGGCAGGAACTTGAGCCATGTTAGGACTGCTGTGTGTCATACGTCCTGTGACTGCTCCGATTGCGTTGACCTGTCCATGGACTCGACCGTCATCCTCGACTGCGTCAAGCCATGATTGGACTTGTGCGATCCTCTTACCAACCATGAGATACTCCGCAATAAGCTGAGCCTCAGGTATATCAGTAACAGCTTCCAGTGTCTTTTCGTCGACAATAGCCTGACCAGTCTCCGTAAACTTCTCTGGTTTCCAACCAAAGAGCCTAAGATACCTCCCGATCTGCTGTCGAGATCCTAGGTTGAACTCAGGCCAGTCAATGCGAGAGAAGGGGCCGCCTACTTGCGTCCAGTTGTCGCCCAAGAATTTGAGTCCCACTGAAGAAAGCGAACCATCTTTCTTGTACTTAGGTACGATCTCTTTAATGAACGTAGGTAACGGACGAAATTTTTCATGTACGGCTTCTTCAAGATCATATTGTTTCTCCTTTAGTTCTGCTACTAGGTCAGTAGCCTTACGCTCATCTAAGAGCCAACCGTTTTGGATTTGAGTTGTAATTGCACGTTGTACTGAGTGCTCAAGAGCAATGCTGTTATCTCCAAACTCACTAAGAAGCCCACTGAGTTTCTCGTATAGTCGTTGAGTAACGCTAACGTCTTGCTTGCAATACTCCACCATCTCTGGCGTAAGCGCAGACCAATCATGATAGTCTCCTTTTGGAAAGTTTAGACGCTCACCCCATGCGGCAAGTGAATGTCCTCCCTCTAATTGTGGATTGTATAAACGTGACATCACCAATGTGTCGATGATTTCACCTTTTATCGACACGTTCAAGAGTCGCTCAACCGCAGGGATATCGTAACCAATCAAGTTGTGACCAATGTGCACCGTAACGTCAGAGAATAATTCTTCAACCATCTCTTTCGTCGGGTTCTCAAGCGTGTACATATTGTCACCCTTGATAGCACACAGACACCATATCTTAGTTGGCTTGAGTCCGTTTGTCTCAATATCCCACACGCACTGCATTAAAACTCCTCAATGTTGTTTGCTTCATGAACTTCTGGCTTCTCACCTCTTTCTAGTCTACCAGTTAATGCATTGTAGTACAACCAACCTGCTGATCCTGTGATGCCTGTGCGACGACACTTGACGACCTGCACTTGTGTGCTGTTCCGTGCATACTCATCCTCTGCCATCTTGTCACGACTCAACAGAATCGTATTAAATGCAATCTGATTGATCGAGCCTGAGCCCTTCAGATCGTACTCGTTGACATTGTGTGGATTCGTCAGACTAGGCTTACGCATATGGCTGACCACAATGATGGACACATCGGTCTCCTTGGCTAGCTTAAGCAACCGATCCATGAACTCGTCAATGGTCTCATTGCTGTTGCTAGTGACTGCCGCCTGTAACGGGTCGATAATCAACACGTCACAACCATTGCCTTTGACCATCGCACGGAGCTTCAAGAACAACTCATCGGTATCGACAGCACCGTTATGATCTAACAGCAAGATCCGACCGTCAGTGATGATGTCTGACCGTAGTTGATCGTAGTCAATGTTCTTACGATCCTCAAGGGACAGATTGTGTCCGGTGTGAACAGTCAAGAGACTCTCGACAGCTTCACCATTGGATGCCTCAAGGAACGCACAGCCAATCGTCTTACTGGTATTCTTCCAGAAGTGATAGGCGATCTCGTTGACCATAGTGGTCTTACCAACAGACGTGAGTGCACCGACAACAGTAATCTCTCCTGCGGCAACACCTCCGTTCAACATAGAGTTCAACATCCCAAATGACTCAGGGAACGGAATGACCTCCTCTGTGCCACGCTTGATGAAGTCACCCCAAGCATCCTCTAGGGTAATCACCCCGGTCATACGGTAGGCTTTCGCTTCCCACCACTCAGCAGTAAACTGCCTGACCTTGTTATGCTTAAGGTAGTCTGAGGCATCCTTAAACGCTCCTAGTGTGACGATCTTAGCCTTGTTAGGGCTGAGTACCTGAGCACACTTCTCTGCGGCCTCACGACCGGCAGGATCATTATCGAAACAGATTACGACATTCTCAAAGCCCTCAAGCCACTCTAGGTTCTGCTTGAAGTCTTTGACTGCACCGCCTGCACCCTTGGATACTGAGACCACAGAATAGCGTGACCCTAGCATCTCATAAGCGGCCAGTGCATCTAGTTCACCCTCGACGACAGTCACGTACCGACCACCTGACTTGAACAATTGCTGACCGAACAGAACATTGTGACGCATGTCGCCACGAGTGCTGAAATCCTTGGTTGCCACTGTGCGAACCTTGGAGCCGATCAGCTTACCATCCTTATCGTAGTACGGGTAATACTGCTTTGTATCGTCTGACGTTACACCGTAGCGTTTCACAGTGTCGAGAGATATCCGACGATCTACAATTGCCATTGGTGTACCGTACATTTCGACAGGCTTATTGTAGTTGACGATGTTGCTTTCTACAGCTTCCACTCCGTCGACCTCCTTGAAATGAGTTAGGCAGTTAAAACAATACCCATGACCATCTGAGTAAGTAGCGAGAGCATCAGAGCTCCCGCACTTGTCACACCCTTGATGGCCTAGGAACTCAGAACTCTCCATCGTCCTCAAGAGTCATCTCCCCCTTCTCGACCACACGGATAGCCTGCAAGTATGGTGAGACACCATGAACAGGGTGAGGATTGCCAAGGTTGTACTTAATACGCACCTTGTCACCATAGCGTACAGATGACTTGCTGACGGGCTCGCCATCATTGTCGATGACAGGGAACTCGTCGAACTTAGTAGCGAACTTCCGCTGTGGGATGTTCTTATACTCACGAACCTTGACACCTTCTGCCTTCAGCTTCTCAGCATCAGCATCGTCAAGGGATAAGACAAGAGAATACTTGCCAGTTGATTGGCCGTTATAGACCTCATGCTCTGCTAGGTTAGCGAAAGCAACAGTTCCAGTTACTACAGACATTATCAGACCTCCTCAGGTTCTGGTGTTGTGATAGGGGTATCCTGTAAGACAGCCCCAAGCTCTAGTAGACGCCTGCCTGACAGTTTAGACAGACAGACATCGTATTGCGGCTCAGGATCTTCAATCTGGTCAAAAACCCTGTTCCGTAATTCTAATAGTATAATCGCAGTCGACACATTATGCAACATGATAACGACACTCCTGTTTAAATTCGTTGAGCTCTACCTTAGTAATCTTAAGTTTCTTCATATTGGTTTTCTTAATGTTAGATCTAAGATTCTTCCTAGGCTTGCTAAAGAACTTCATAAGTACTCCTTAGTATACTTAAGAGTATACCATTAATTTTCTTCTGGTTCAACTACTATCTGATCAACAATATCACCAATAGTCAGGTCTTGATCCCAAATGGCTGTCCTAATCTCACCAAAACAGTTACCACATAGGTCATAAAACTCACCATTGTTATCTTTTTTGGTCGACTCAAAGTCTGTCAGTTCGTCATTACATGCTCTACAACGCATCTCTATATCCTCACAAATCATCCACAGATCGTATCATTACGACCACTATTAACGCAATTACTAACCACGTTATCATTCGTCGTCCCACCAATGAGCCAGAGCCCACGACAGGAGCCCTCCTGATATCATGGCTATCGCTATCGCTCCAACCCAGAGCAACACAAAGTCCTCAAATGTTATCGTTTCCATTGTTTAATTGCCTTCTCCAGTTGATTGTCATGTAAAGAGCCCCTAGGAGCCACAGAGAGCTCCTGTGCTCGACGTTTATAATATTCTGATAGTGACCTATTACCCTGCCAATCGAACTCCTCAGCGAGAAATTGACACCAGAGACCCGCACAGGACATCGTGAGACCTCCTGTGAGTAGGTCACGCTCTACTGGTGGAACTTTGTTCATCGTTTGGCTCCTTGGTCAAATATTCACCACTAATACAGAAATCATCGTAACCACCAAAATTCACTTTAAACTCACCGTCACCGTAATCTTTGAGAATTATACCATGTATGTTCTCATAGTGGCGTTGATTACTTACCATTGAGCCGTGCTTAGCCCGTACTCTATCACCTATCACAAAGTTCATCGGTCTTGCTCCTGTTCGTATCGTGCTTCGCCCTCAGCCTCCAATCGCTGTTGCAATTGGTACTCATCCCAACCATCATCGGCTGTCGATCCTGTGATCGTCTCGTAGACGT